GGGTAGAAATGTAAAGACACCGGCAATTCCATCTGTCCCCCAAGGCCTTGACCATGGGCTATCCGACTTTTTGACGGCCATGAAGCAGCAGCTTGACACCATGACGGGGTTAGGGTCTGCCCTCCCATTTGTAAACACTGTAGGTGTACGCCTCATCACTGAGCGCCAGGAGATACAGGGTTTCACCGTCTATATGGTAATTAAGGATCTTGTAATCGGACAGGCTGATATCAATTACGGCAGGTTCCGCTGTTCTGACATCAATCATGATTGCCGTGCCGGTGTTATAGAAGAAGGCAAAGTACATATCGTTATAGAAGACGGAAATAAGGGTTTCAAGGTCAAGGGCGGCCCATTGAGCTTTGCTGTAAAGAGCCCCGGTCAAGAGCTTGTTCCCATCAGGGTTGATGATATACAGGCCATCCTCTGCCGCATAGATAACGCCTGCTTCCGTTGATACAACACTCCTCTGCCCCTTGGCGGCCTTGGCAAAGGTTAGGGGAACCTGGCTCATGGCCGCGGGGTCGTAACCCGTCAGAACATAGGGGACGCCATCGGTCAGGACAATCACGGACTGGCCAACACGCCCAATCCCCACAACCGTATCAGGAAAAGAGTAAGAGTAGGGCCAGGCATACGGGTAAAGAGGTTCGGACAGGTAAACGCTCTTTTCCGAAAACCCCACAAGGACTGAGTTACTAAACTCCATCAATCCTTCCATATCAGTAGGGGGTTCGTCCCAATCCTCAGTTGGGAGTATGTCGGACAGATCGCTATCTTTAAAACTGTCTGTAAGATCGGACGCAACAAGATCCGTCAGGATGTAATCGGCATTTGTGGCGGTCCAGTAGGCGGTTTCCGTATCAGGGGTCTTGCCAGTACCGGCCTGGATACAAATATAGGCGGTCTCTTTATACATAACCCTGTCATCGACAACATAGGCAGTTGCGGCGACGTAGTCGTCTATCTCACAAGGCACCATCTGATAGTCCGAGTATGCCGTGCCGGTAACGAGCCTGTAAATCCTGGCGTGTGTGATGTTAAGGTTAAGCTCGGAGTTGACCACAAAATCCGATAGAACCACGGTGCCGTCAGACCCATAATTAGTGACAGGAAAGGCAAACCCCGTGTCCCCATCCGCCACATTCGCCAAGGGTTTCCCCGCTACAGCGTTTGTGATGATGGCCTTGCCGCCACTGGCGGTTTCTGCGTCGAAGGCTGACATGGCATCGAGGACGGTCGTTATTTTATCTGCGACATCGCTTGCCGTGTCTTCTGCGAGAATTTCAACCTCTATACCTGTTCCATCCGGAGCTGGGTCTGTGGAGCCTGCTGTCCCTGCTGTTCCCACCTGGATGTCAAACCCTGTGTTTTCGTCAGAGGCGTTTGTGCAGGCACCCGCTGAAGCACAAGTCACAATTACCGCATCCACATCTGAAAGAGCCGTGAAATCCGCTTTGGCATGGATAGCGGCGGCTATGGCAGTGGCAAGAGCTGAAGCCGTATCGGTAGAGTTAAATTCAACCTCTATTGGAATCCCTGTCTTACTTGGGTCTTCCGTGGTTTCAGTTCCGGCGGTTAGTTGGGAAAACTCAAAAGCAGTGCCGCCGACTAACGTCATATTTGCAATCCCGGGTTCACCGGCAGCCCAACTCGCAGTGGCTACGGTAAGGGTCCCCGCGGCAACATTTGTCAGAACGTAAGTCCCGTCATTAGATGTTGAGCCTGCTACAGTAATGGTCATTCCAGACTCAAACCCATCAACACCAAACCCGCTATCTGAATCCGTCAGGGTGTCACTTCCGACGCCTCCATCAACAAAGGTCAGATTTGTGGGATCTCCATCAAAGGTAATTGCATCAGCTGTTGAATCAACATCCCCACGGCCAACATTACGCACCCTGAACCGCGTAGCGGCAACCGGAGCAACGTTGACACCAAGGCCACCGCCACCCGCTAAAGTATCCCCTGTGGTGGTGTTTTCAATATCCTCGTTATCGACAAAGCCACACGTTTCATATGGGGTGGCCTCCTTGTAAGCGTAAATTACCCCTGTTTGGTCATTCCCGGCCCATGAGCCCGCAACCTCAGTGTAAGAGACAATAATCCATGCCGTATCTGTAAGTGTATGTATAATGTCTCCAACCGAAGGTTCATTCTGCCCCCCATCGTAGTTAATTTCCACAACGGCCCCGACCTCAAAATCGGCCTTTGCGTCCAAGGCGGTACAGGTTGCTTCACAAACTTCCGCCGCCGTGTCGGCTGCGGTTATGTCTACCCTGATACCTATCTTATTGGTAACGTCCGGGTCTGTGGTTTCGTCTGTTCCGGCTGTATCCTGGGCAAAGTTAAAACCAGTAGGGTCCGCAACAGAATCGTGTGTGGTGACGACATCCCCCCGCCTCACGTTCTCTGTGGTCACATCATCAGCGGTTGGGTCTACCTCTGCGGTAAAATCATAAACAGCGTCAATAGCGGCTGCCGTCTTGGTGGCCACATCATCTGCCGTGTCACCGGTTATAATGTCTACCTCAATCCCTGTGCCGGAACCTGCGGGATCTGTTGATCCGGCATCAAGGTCATACCACACGTAATAAGTGCCAAAAGGCGAATATATCTGAAAATATTCTCCGCCGCTTAGAAGTCCAGCGGCCAAACAGGTGATGATTGTCTTTTCTTTTCCACCACTCCCGGTAATGTAATACCAGACATAATAATCCTGTTCCGGCGCACTAATATTGAAATACATTGCGGCCAAGGCAGTCCCCGCCGTGCAAGTGACCTGAGTAACTTCGTACTCCCCCAAAAGTTTCAGCCACACGTAATAACTGTCATCCGGGGAATAAAGGTTGAAATACTCCGCACCTATGAGGTCAGCAGCAGGCAGGCAGGTAATTTGAGTGACTTCTGCCTCTCCCGCAAAATTGAGCCACACATAATATTCCTGGGTCGTGGTAGCCAAAAGGAAATATTTGCCCCCGAGACCTGAACCCGCAAGACAGGTAATGGAGACCTTCTGCTTTATCTTGAAAACGTCTACGGTTTCGCTGACTTCCGCCGGCGCGGATTCTTCCCCCCATTCTGTGACATAGGTCCAGACATAGGAGACCGATCTTTCAACGGTCTGTTCCTCATCAGGGACCACAGGGGCGAGGGTGAGCTTTGATGCGGGTTTGGGCACCCCTAACCGGTATACGCTTGTCGGCCAGGTGTACCCATCGCCGCTTGTGGCCATGGTCTCATTGGTTTGTTTCGGCCTGCCGTCCCCGGTGTAATAAATCCTGTTATCCACGTCATTCAGGAAAGACCGGACAACAGATACCGTCCCCCCCTCCCATTTCAGCCAGTTGTCTTCGAGGTTATAACAGGAGTTACATAAACCCGCGACCACCGTATCACCGCCTGAATCAATCACCGTATCGCCATTGGAGTCAACCACCGTCAACCCCGCTAACTCGGTTTCAATCTCTATATCTTTCAGGGGTTTAAGGTTACCATCCCTTAAATCACAGTTTGTCGCAACATAGGCCCGTGATGGGTTCAAAAGCTTGGCTGAAAGTCTTGGGACTCGGCCTTGAAACAGGGATAAGAGGATATTCTGCATGATGTTCTCAGGTCTTTATAATGTAGTTGACAACAAGGTACGGGTTCATGACATCTTGAGCACTTAACCCTGGGGTTTCTCCTGATGTTGACCCGTGGTTATGCGGATCGCCTGAACCAGCACTCTCAGTTTCGAACGGTGTAACCCCTCCGGCCACTGGAAGGTTGCGTGAATGTCCCCCGCTTGTAGGAGGTGAATTAACATATGTTTCGATGTAATGGGTATGAGCAGGCATTTCATCCTCGGTAAGTTCCCAGTCGCCTGTGGTATGATAGTGTGACAAGTCCTGGGTTTCCGCACCGTCAGTGTCACCCAGACTGTCAGCATTTTTACCTCTCGGGAAATTACCTCTCAGGTCCGGGACATTGAAGGTTGTGGCACCATCACCGGCACCGTAATTCTCTCCAATCACGGCAAAAAGAGTGGCATAGGTCGTTCTGTTTATGGCAGCACCATTGCATATAAAATATCCAGTGGGGGCGCTACTACCACCAAACGCCTGAATCGCACCCGTAGGGACAGACGCCATAGCCGCTAACAGCGCGTCAACCTCTGATTGGGTGTAGACATTCCCTACCGTAACCTGAGACCATGTGATAGGACTATGATTGGTCAATACCCAATAGGCGTCAGTGTCCTCCTGGTATGCCAACTTTCTTACATCATCAGACGTAAAACCGATTGCGTCTGTCCTCGCTGTCGCATCTGCATAGACCCATCTATGGATTACATGCTGTTCTGCGTAGGTTAATGCTTCGTGTTGTACGCTCATTACTTTTTCTCCTGCTTAACTTCAGGTCTCTTGATATTGGCGTTAAAAGCCTTCTCTATTTCTACCGCAAGACCCTGCATTGAAAACAAAGTCACCCTGTTTCCCCGTTCTTCCTCAAGAAAGGCGCTTAATATTTTGCCAACATCATCTTTGGCTTTCAGGGTATAATCTGCAAAGGCGTTAGGGGTTATCAGGAATAACCCGACAATTAAAAATGATATCGCTTTTTTCATAGTATCCTCTCCCGTTTTAAACCGCGTCAAGTGACATATAATACTCCACGCCATTTATACGGACCTTTAGCTTATGGGAGGGCGTCATTGCCCCTGCCTCTACCGCCTGTTCTGTGTATAATCCAAGTGTTGATTTACTGTCTGAGCAATCAACGGCATAAATCTGAATCCCATCCGTAACCGCAGCACTCGCGGCTGTACCATTACCTAAAATCAATCCACCTACGAGGTTCCCGTTAGGCGTGGGACTGTGGCTTATAATATTCGCATCCCCGAAATCCCAATTACCGTCCGGGTTATTAAAGATAATCTCCCCTTCGTGACCCCTGAAATCGGCGGTAGTGATAACGGTATTAGACCTGTCGGCAAAATCAAGGCCGTAGGACAATGTTGACGCTCTGACTGCGAATGCGGCATCAGCGGCTTTAGGGTACATCATAAGCCCTGCGGTCAAGGTCTGTGTCCCGCTTGAATGCTGGTGCAGGGTCATAAGCATATTTTCGCCACCTGCGCCGGAACTTGAAAGAGGTTTGAAGAACAGGGCCAAACCCGCATGCTCCCCTGATCCATGGGTGACCGTCGCGTCTTTATCGTAGGCCTTTACGAGAAGAGCCGCTTCTGTGCCTGAGTAGGTTTCCCCTGCCTGATAGGTTTTCTTAATAATTGGCCCGCTTGACGCCCCTCCATCTTCTTGATCGTGAACGTCCAACACACCGGCAACTGTAACAGTAGATGCTTGAATCATAAGAGGGTTAACAAACGTAATGGCACCATTTGTGGTCCCACTTGGAGCTGTAGAAAATAGATGATAGTTGTCAGTCTGAATATACCGAGTAGCATAGCCAGTATTTATATATTCGTATCTATTGTCTGTAGTTTCATCATAATAAGCATTGTTGCCGATGTTAAGATCACCTGAGCCTGACGCAGCCGTAAGACCAAAAATAGAAGCTTGATCTCCAACCTGAAGCAGTGTGTAGCTGGCATGGTGATCTAAAATCGCACTTGCATCTCCCAGCTTTACATCTCCGCCAACGTGCAAGTCAGCGTCAAAATCAAACTCCCCTGGGTCTTCATCCCAAGTGATTCTTCCGTCTTGGCCTCCTGTATCGAAATCGACCCATAAGTCAGCCGTCGCTACTCCATCTCCTATATCAATCGACGAACCATACAAATCAATACCCGCAGTTTGATCTCCAATAACTACAGTCCCACCATGAGCATTTAACAATAATGCAACGGCCACCCCGTTATTTCTGGCCTGGATCTCATTTGTGTCAAGAGACAAATTAGCGCCTGTGGCTGGCCCTAACCATAAGTATCCACTTGATGAAAGAGTAGTGCTGTTATCACCTATGAAGACCTGGCCGCCCCTGTTCTTGCCAACATGGAATACCACATCAGCCTCAGACCTAACAGTAAGTCCAACACTGCTATCAGCGGCGTAAATATGGGCACCGTAACCGCCATCAAACGGGACAAGCAAATCTGCGTCAGGGTCAGTTGAAGGGCTTGTGGTAGTCATAATGGCAATATAATACTTATCAGAGTCTAAATTAGCATTATAAGAATCGGCTCCAATGGCCCACTGTTGAGGAATAGCAAATCTCATCGTACCGTTTTGGGCGAAACAATCACCTGCTTTAAAAGTCCAGATATCACCTAAATGTGCAGTTGTTGTGCTATCAAAGGTAATCTTCACCCCATCACCGAGCGTTTGCAACCCGGCAGTTATGGCAACCTTAGTATAAACCCACGTTAACCCACCATCCTGTGACCATTTAAAGGTATCCGGTGTGCCATTAGTGTCTATTTCAATCTTAAAATCCAACGCGTAGTCAGTTGAGAGGGTTCCGCTTGAGGTACAGGTTGCAGCTCCAGTATTACCGCCATCAGCAACAGCAGTATATACAATACCTGTCATAGTTTCATCATCAATAACCCTTTCTATTATTTCGGTATCTTTAACATTGTCGACTCCATCTGTTTGTCCTGCTACTCGTTCTGTTGCGATTCCTCCAACCTCCTGAGTAAAATCAATTCCATCATAGTAATATATTATAACAGGACCAGCACCCACAGCATAATCGGAAGCCCCTAATTTTGCGTATCTAATCGCATCAAACAGATATGTAGACCCAATAAATACAACATCATTGTTGTCGGTCAAAAAGTTGTTAGCATAGCTTGAATCGTCAGCTTCAACGTCCGATGTAATATTTGCCCAGGTTGCAACACCATCAAAAGTAACAATATCAATATCAGTTGAGGCATATGAGTCACCGTAATATCCGTAGAATTTAATGTTATGTAACGGCCCCATGTCTGTGTCGTAAGTGTTTGTAAAGTTTATTCCTACACCGTTTTGTTGAATAGCTGTATGGTTAAACCACAGTCCATTATAAACACCGGAATGAACGTCACTTCTACCATTTAAAGCATAACCAAAGGTCTGCGGTTGATTTGAATATGTTATTGAAACATCGTCTATTTCACCGACAAATGTACTATTGGCAACAAAAATATACCCTGTAGTTCCATCAGCGGTTGCAGTAATTAATTGAACATATGTTCCATTTGCGCTAACGGCCCTGCCTGCATCAGTGGCTATATACGGAGTAACAGATCCTGCGCTATAGTTAGAGACTGTAAATGTTATTATATAGCAGTAATTGTCATGTGTGGCCTCTGCTTGTGCTAAATTACTTGTAGCAACTTGACTACCATCGCAACTTGCATCCCCGCCGCTTATTGTCCACCCCGTTCCTTTTGTCCAGCCTGTATCGGTAGTAAAATCGCCATTTTCTACAAAATCAGCCGTATACGGACTATGACTATTCCATATACCAGCAGACAAAGGGGAAACTTTATCCTCCTTGAATCCTGTGTCTTTGGACAAATCCCTGGAATTGACTTCGACGCACACATTGACATGACCATCCGATGCAGTATTGATCCTTTGAGATGAAAACCATGAAGCATAAGCCCCGCCGTAAGTATTTTTAGAAACCCTTGAGTGTAAACTAATAGCAGAAGCTTGACCGTTACCGTCCTGATCCATTAAAAAGTAAACATTTGAAACTTCACTATTCCCTGTGTCAACCGCTTTTTTTGTATAAAATAAACCTGTACCGAGATAAGATGTCAATGACGCGGGGTTATAAGACCAATCGTTTTGAATATTCATCAAAGGAAGTACCGTGGCATCACTTGAACTTATCCCATATGCCTCAAACATTAAACCCTCATCTGCTTTCCCTGCCGTAGCATACCAAGTAGGAGCAACCAGTTGTGTTACGTCTCCTATCCTTGTCCTACCATCATATTCAACATTAAAAACCGTCAAAGGCGTTCCACCGTAATCATCGGAACATTTAATGAAATCGCCCTGAGCATCGGCGTTAGCAGTCTGTTGAAGCTCAAGGAGATAGGTCTCACTGGCAAGGCTTGAATCCGTGTTCCGGATAATGGACTGAGTTGTTCCATCAGTAGACTTTGAAAAAAGGGTGGTTCCGAATGTCGTTCCGCCTTTGGTAATAGAAAAATCATTGGTAGATTCGGACCAAGTGGCCCCGGTTTCCGCGATACCGCCGGCCGTAGACCATATCAGCCTGTCGTTGCTCAATGGTGTACTTAACCCCGTGCCCCCGTTGGCTACGGGAAGAACAGACGTTCCGACTTGGCTTGTAAGATCAAGTGGTTCAATAAGATTATCGCCATCACTCCCGTATGCGTGAGGGGCAATTAATCCCAAGACACATAGAACTATCCAAAAGAGTTTTTTATACATTACTCGACCTCGTAATTTCGGTGCAAATTCCGTTTGAGTCACACCTGAAAAAGATACAGTCATTTGAATCGTTAAGCACGAAATCATTGCCACCCGTAAGTCTTAAATATGTCCCATGTTCTACGGTAATAACTCTTGCATCGGCAGTTGATTGAAGAAGGATAACATTTCCAGCACCTAACCCGCTAATCCGGGTTAATTCGTCGGTAGCTGCGGCTCCTTCGGTATCGGCAACACAATTCTGAGAATAGGATTCAGTCAAGGTTAATATACCAGAGGCAATAGTCTCCGTTGTCTCCGGCAACTCAAAGGACGAAGCGGCAGCAGTAATCCTGGTATCCAAATCATTGAGTGCATCTACGATAACCTCCAAGCTGGAATCAAACTCATCAGTATTAAGCGGAGAGCCTTTTAATTCCCTCAAAACAACAGTATCATCGGCTGTTTCCGAACCTGTATCAACATAGGCCATTTTTTATATCCATCCTTTTTTGAAATCGTGCATGGGTAACTGTCTGCGCCTCACAACCACCTTGGCCCTGCTTACACCTTTATCGTACAAGGCCTTTGCAAGAATAGCGGCATCGGGGTTAGTCCAGGGTTTCGCAGGCATGGTAAACAAACGGAACTTAGCGCCTTCTGAGATAACATCAGCCCAGTTCTTATAGATATTGTCGTCAAAAGTTTCTGCGTCCCTCTTTGGTCTGAAAGCCACCCTTAAGAACATGGTAAAATCATCAGTAGGCACAGGATAAACCCGGATAGTATCATCATCCACAATGTACCAATACGTCGCCCCTGAGCCTGTATCGTCCCACCATTCAGGAAATTCCTGTTCAATAGCAGGTCTTTCCTTATATTCCACGACTTCGCCGTCTACTATCATGGTAAGGACTTCTATCGGCCTGTACCCGTATACACCGTCCATATCCAGATCAACAGCATCGTTCAACTCTTCCATGACATCGGTATCTGTGATATTCCAAGTAAAATCATACTGTTTAATCCAAGTCCTGTTGGAGAAATCAATAATGGCGTCCTGAACAGCGCGTTTGATTGTGGGGAGTGGACAGTTAGAAACGTATGGAATCACATACGATGTGAAGGTGCTTAGGCTTGTTGTTGCCATTTATACCCCCCTGGAAGAAGGTTTCGCGGCGCTCTGAATGTTTGGATCGTAAATACTCTCAGCCTGCTCACCAGCGCCAAGGGCCGACAGGTAGGCGTTTAGATGAAACCCGGCTCTTCCAGCCGCCACAGGGCTGATATTGGCATCAACGGAGTAAGCTCTGGCCAGAATATAGTCCAGGATAATCGGGGAATAGACATTGGCCAGGGAAATTGTTTGAAGGACGTCAAAAGGTACGGCGGTCCATCCAAAGTCGTTATCAATGACAGCGAGGAACAACCCTTCGGTGTATTCAGGCCATACAGGTTCCGTACTTCCGGTGGTATCGGACGAATCATAAGAGCTTTGCGACTGGTAAAGATAGCCGTTGGTCTTGGTGGGCAGGACATACCCCCCACCGGAATAGATATAGGAATACATGGCGGTGGACGGCAACCATTTATAGATGAGTGGAGGCGGGACAGCAGAATAAACCAGCTCCACATACCCCGGGCTTGAAGAAGGCTGCGGGGGATAAATATAGAAGTTCAGAGGGTCTTGCTCATTATACATGTAATGCTGAACTTCAGCGGCCCCGGTATCGGTCATCCAGTCCGGCCATTGCTGATCCATAACTGGTTTTTCAATGCGAGTGGGGGCCCTGCCGATAGTAGACCCGTCCGT